GCGTGCGTGGAAGTGCTGACGCGAAGAAACGGAGCCGGCGATGGACGACAACGAACTGCGCACAAACGCCATCCTGCGGGACATCTACAACCGGCACGGCGTCCCGGAGGATCAGCAGAACCCTCTGGCGGCGACGGCGTTTCTGGAAAAGAAGCACGCTGAGGAAGCTCGCCGGCTGACCGGAAGCAGTGATGGCAAGTCTGCGTGGGCAAACCCGCAAGAACGTGCGCAGGGCCGAAAAGACTATGCGCTGAAAGGCGTAGATCCCGGCGACACCGAATCGCGATGGCAGCGCAGCAGGTATTTGATGGACCCGGTCACGGCCAAAATGCACCAGAGCATCGGCCGGGACAAGGATTTTGTGACGGCGATTGCGGACGCTCCAGACGTTACGGACGCGCATCCGCAGCTGATGTCACAGACTCCAGATGAAATCGTAGAGCCGGCGGCTTTAGAGAAGGGAATGCGGGACGCTGCTTTGTGGGGAGCCCTCAACCGCTGGGATCGCAGCGGAAAAGAAGGCAGCCTGCACCGCACCAGCTGGGTGCAGCCCAACACTCTTGCTGGGGCAGGCGTGTCTGGCGGATTGGCAAATGCCATCACGAACAGGGACTCGGAAGTTGGCCGAGCGTTTGCGTTCAACGAACTGCCGTTCGAGTACCTGACATCACGGTTCAGCGGCGAAAACAGCGATCCAAGCTTAGTCAACACCGCCCTGACTGCCGCAAGCCCGCTTCTGGGCGCGCTGCATTCGCAGCTGGGCGGCGGCCAGCCAGCGCATGTAGGCCCGTTGGGATCGTATTTGCACGAAGGGCGCTACCGGCTTTCAAATCCCGGAGGCACCTCCCCCGTGCTTGATTTGCCTGCGGGAGCTACGCCGCAGGAGCGATCAGAGAGGCTACACGAGCTAGATTCGCTGCAAGAAACTGCTGCGCAGCCCGAAGCGCTGGAGCGTTGGCAGCGAACTACGGGCTGGGCGCCATCCCCAGCGCTGGCGGATGCAGGGGACGCTCTGCTGTCGATGGCTGACTTCACGCTGCCGTTCAGCTTAGGCGGCAAGGGATGGCTGAAGGGATTGATAAGGGAAGCCGGTCAGGAACAGGTTGCCAACGCAGGGATTCTTGGTGCGCTGCCGGGAAATCCAGACAGGACGTATGCCGAGTATTTGTTCGGTACAGGCGAGGCTCCCGAAATCAAAACACCCGAGCAAGTTGCCGAAGCCAGGGCAGCCCGGCAGAGGCTCTACGACGAGAACGGCGGGATGCTGGGAATGCTGCTCAACGACAGCGTATCGCAGGCAGATGGCGAGGCTTATAACGAATTAAACCGCGCGGGTCGCATGCCGTTTTGGTCGCGCTCGCACAAAGTTCATCCATAAATCTTGTAGCAAGGATGCTGTCGCATGTCGGATGAGGCCGCAGTGATGGATTCGGAAGGCATGGTCGAGTCGTCGGACGTTGGTTCTTCGCCAGAAGCGAGCGATTCCAGTGTCGATTCGTCGCCCGTTCAGTCCGCGCCCGAGTCGCAGCCGGAGGCAGCAGTTCCGCCGCAGCAGCAGCAGCAGTCTGTCTGGAGTGCGTTTCGCTCTCTGCCTGACTTCAAGGGGCAGGACGATGTCGCTATTGCGCGCCGCCTCTACGCAGCAATGGAACGTGAGAAAGCAGCTACAGGCGCTCTTGCCCAGTACCAGCAGTACGTTCCCTACACCCAAGAGTACATCCGAAACAAACCCCAGTACGAAGCGTGGCTTGCCTCCCAGCGACAACAGTCCCAGCCGCAGCAGCCGCCCCAGCAGCAGCGGCCGGCCGCAGCGGAGACCATGAAAAAGTGGTGGAACCCGCCGGAAATTCGTGATAGCTACAGGCAGTACCTTGTCCGCGACGAGAACGGGCGCGAGGTCATTGCGGAGAACGCTCCCCTCGACGCTCGGCACGCGCTGTACGAGTACCAGAAGTACAAGGCCGACTTCGCCCAGAAGTTCCTGACCAACCCGGAGGAAGCTCTGGGGCCAATGGTGCAGGGGATCGCGCAGCAGCAGGCACAGCAGATCGTGCAGGCGCAGTTCCAAGAGGCATCCGAGCAGAACTACGTCAGCCAGCTTGAGCAGGAGAACGCCGATTGGCTCAAGGACGCCGACGGCAACCCGACGGAAGAAGGTCTGGCCGTTCAGCAGTACATCGCTGAAGCCGCTCGCATGGGCATCAACGGCCCGAAGGCGCGGTGGGAATACGTGACGATGCGCGTCGAGCATGGTTTGCAGAAAAAGCTGCTCGACTTGCAGGTGCAACAATCGCAGCGCGGTGCGTTCGAAGCTGGATTACAGCAGCCAAACGCATATGCGGCCGATCCTGCCGCTGCTGCGCCGCAACAGGCGAATGCACCAACTCAGGCACAGAAGGACATAGATTTTCTTAGAAGGGAAGCGGCTCGTAACCCCAGTCGTTCGGCTGGCTCAACGGATCCGCGAGTCCCGCAAGCACCCCTGACTTTTGAACAGCGCCTCGCCCGTCAAATGGGTCGAGGAACCTGACACCCGAAAGGTAGAACATGGCGAGCAGCACGGACTGGGCGAGGTCAATCGGGACGACGCTGGTACTGCACCTCAAGGAAGAGGAACAGACCACGTTCCGCAAGTTCAAGGTGTTCGCCGCCCTTCAGGCCAACGGCAACGTGGCGATGAATCAGGGAGGCAGAGGTTTCGACTGGCAGGTCAGATACCGCAACATCCCGGTGACCGGAAACACTGGAGAATCTCCGCGAGTGTTCGCCCGGCACAACCTCTGGATGCGTGCCAACCTGCCGTATCGCGGCTACACCGTGACCGACCAGATCACGAAGCGCGAAATGCTCGAAAATCGCGGGCAGGCGCAACTCATCGACGTCGCCGGCAAAATGGCGAAGCGGTTGCAGGAGTCGATGGAGCAGCACCTCAGCAAGGAGGTGTTCATCAACGGGGCAGCCAGCGGGAACGAGCTGCGGTGGCACGGCCTGGAGTCGATGTTCGGCGTGACGGGCAGCGACGGCAACGTCAAGACCGTCAACGTGGCCGACGGCACGATCCGCAACGCCAACGCCGCTGATCCGTTCGGCGCGCCCAACATGGACTACGCCGGCATCAAGACCGGGCTCGGCGCGTACGCCGGCTCGCAGCTTGCTCCGGGTTCGTGGCCCTCGACGCCGGTCGATCCGGAGTACGACTTTTGGTCTCCCCTCGTCTGCAATTACACCAGCACCTACTTCGGTGGTGCGACGCAGACTTGGAAGGATCAGTGCCTCGAGGCGATTCGGGCCGCGACCAACCACGCGAAGCGGAACGACAGCAAGGAGAATCAGATCGACATGATCCTCCTCGACCGTTCGCTCTACATCCAGTTCCTCAACCGGCTCGACTCCCGTGAGCGTGCCATCGTGTCGAAGACGACGGGCCTCCGGTCCTACGGCTTCGGTGATGTCGTGGAAATCGACGGCATCGAAACCGCGTCGGACTACGCCATCGCTCCGGGAACGGGCTACGCCCTGAGCATCGGCAACATGGAGATGAAGGTGATGACGGGCCAGCTGCTCGAAGCGGAGGGGCCGTACTTCAACGAGGAACTCCAGGCGTACCGCTACGCCGTGTCGGTCCTCGCCAACATCAAGATGAAGTCGCCCCGCAACTTCGTGAAGTTCCAGGCTCTGGCCTAATCCCCAAGAAGGAGATTCCTGACCGATGAGTACGCTGACTGCTGATCCCGGATTCCCTCGCGGGGCTGTGCTGGGCGTGACCCAGAAGATGTACGACGCCGAGCCGTCGAACGGTTCGACCATCGTGGGCGTCGTGAAGACGTTCCGCGACGAGAACCCGACGACGGGTGTCGTCCTGAGCAACCGAACGGTCGATTGCATCGCCGTTCGGAACACTTCGGAAATCTCGCTGGAGCCGGGTACGGTCGTGCGGTTCTCCGGCGCGGGCGTTCTGTCGGAGGTGGACGGATACGCCACGCCGACCGACACGCTGATCGGCGTGGTGGACGAGTACCTTCCCGAGATGGTCGGCGTGCCGGTCGGAGAAGTGTTCTGGCTGGTGGTCAAGGGGCCGACGTCCGCGTGGACCGCCGGCGACAGCAACTTGTCTGCTGGCAGCTGCGTGACCGTGAGCAACATCGACAGCGGCGTTATCACGACTTGCGCCGCTGGCGACGACAACGAGCTTGGCGTGGCGATTGCCTCGACCAGCTCGGCGCAGCAGAGGGCGCGGATTCTGGTCAAGACGCGCGCGTCCTGAGACTTGTCTGATCGTCGCGACGATTGGGCCGCAGGGGGGAAGGGACGCCCCTCTGCGGCCTTTCTCGTTGGCCTGTGCGTGCGTATACTATGGGCTGGTGCCGTCCCCGTCCCAGAGGAGCCAGCCATGCCAACCCCCAACGACAATCTGAACACCAAGTCGGAAGCTCTGGCCCAGCCCAGCAGCAACCATGCGTTCATGATGGAGCAGCTTCGCCAGTCGGGCGTTTTGGGGCAGCTGAAGAAGGCGGGCCTGCTGGACGCGCCGGAATTGGAAGACAACCAAGAAGCTGGGGCAGGCAGCGAGCCGGCCCCCAAGTCGGGCCTTGCGCCCAACATCACTTCGGTCCCCCAGCCAGACAGATGAGCCAGCCTGCGGACAAGCTTTGTGGCGATTGCGGGCAGACGTTCCCGCTTTCCAAAGACCACTTTGCTGTCCGCAAGAGCGGCGAGTTTGATGGCCGCTGCCTAGCCTGCCGTGCCCGCAGGAATCGCGGGAAGAAGCTCAAGTCCAAGCAGCAGGACATGAAGGCCATTGAGACAGGGGCGGCCAACGCTTTTGTCAAAGCTGCGACACGCGGGGGCGAGAACATCCCCCACTCCAGCGAGCTGCTGGAGCGTGTCATGGAGTATTTCGGCGGGTCCAGCGGGTTTGCCGCCATGCTCGTCAAGCAATACTTCGACGCCCCTCCAGGCGGCTCCCACAGGACAAAACTGCTCGAAGGCATCGTCCGCTTGGTGACCAAGAACACCGAGCTTGGAGGCTCCAAGAAGCCCATGACCCAGTGGTCAGATGAGGAATTGGAGGCGGAGTTGGACGGAAGGCTCCGCAGGTTAGCCATGAATATGGAAGGGAGCCTCCTTCGTGTCGAAGTCACGCCGCAAACCGCCTCCGATTTCGCCGCTGCCTTCGGTCAGCCGCATGGGCTCATTCCAAGCCTCCCAGCTGAGGGAGTTGCAGGCGGAGGTGGCGGAGCGCCGGATAGAGGCGCTGAAGCTGTATCGGCCGACGGACGACCAAGCGAAGATTCACCAGTGCCGGTCGAGTGAAATCCTTGTCTTGGGCGGCAACCGCTCTGGCAAGTCCCTCTGCACGTTCGTGGAGGACGCCCGTGCCGTGTGCGGCAAAGACCCGCACGGGAAGTACCCTGAGAAGGATGGCATTCTCGCCATTGTCGGGAAGGACTGGAAGCACATCGGGCTGGTGGTCTACCCGATGCTGTTCATGGCCGGCGCGTTCAAGATCATCCGCGACGAGCAGACGAAAGAGTGGCGGGCGTACAACCCCGAGACCGACGCCGCTCGCGCCAAAGAGGCAAAGCCTGCGCCGCCGCTGATCCCGCCGCGACTCATCGCAAAGAAGTCGTGGATTCTCAAATCCGCTCGGTACATCCAGTCCTGCCAGCTGACAAACGGCTGGCAAATTTACTTCTTCTCCAGCGAGGGAGAGCCTCCGCAGGGCTGGCAGGCCAACAGGGTCCACATTGACGAGGACGTAAACAACGGAGATGCGTGGGTTCCCGAAATGCAGGCGCGCTTGAGCGACCGCAAAGGCGTGCTGTGCTGGAGTGCAATGCCCCACAGCAAGAACGACTCGTTGCAGGGGCTGGCCGAGCGAGCCGACCGGGAAGTGGAGATCGGCAAGGAAAGCCCTGACATCGTCAAGTTCGTGCTGCGGTTCCTGTCGAACCCTCACATCGACGCCGAAGAAAAGCGGAAGAACATTGAGCGGTGGTCGGCGTTGGGCGAAGACGTTCTCCGCATGCGCAGCGACGGCGAGTTCATAACGGATTCGATCCTGTGCTACCCGACGTTTGCCATGCACGTTCATGGTTACGACCGGGCGGATCTTCCGCAGAACGTCATTCCTGACGACTGGTGCCGCTACATCGCAATCGATCCGGGCCACGCCGTCACGGCTGCGCTGTTTGCCGCCGTGCCACCCGACGAGTCGATGATGCTGATCTACGACCAGCTGTACATCCGGCAGTGCAACGCAGTGATCTTTGCCGAGAAGATGGCGGAGAAGGTGCGGAACCAACGGTTCTATGCGTTCCTCATCGACATGCACGGCGGCCGGTTGCGCGAGATTGGCTCGGGCCGGCTCCCGGTCGAGCTGTACACGGAGGAGCTGAAGAAGCGGGACGTTCGCAGCGAAACGACAAGCTCCAGCTTCCTTGCCGGTTGCGATGACATACAGGCCCGCATGGCTGCCGTGCAGAACTATTTGCACATCCGGCCCGATGGACACCCGACGCTGCGCATCCTGCGAAGCGCCGTTCCAGACCTTGAGCGAGAGATTCGGAGGTACAAGAAGAAGACGCAGTTGGTGGCGGGGGCGTACATGGTGACCGACCAGCCAAACACGCGCGGCGAAGTGCATGCGTGTCAGTGTTTGGAGTACCTCTGTGCGTATCGGCCGCGATACCACAAGCCTAAAATGGACATCGGTCCCGACCCCTGGTACGTCGAGTGGGCGCGTAAGCGCAAGAAGCGCTTGGCCGCTGACTCGGACGACTTCGTCTTTCTTGGCCCGCAATCTGGAGCGAAATATGCAAACCGAAACTTTTAGCCCGCCGTCCGTCCGCATCGGTGACGCCGTCTACTGGCACCACGATCCGCTGTCGTGCGCCGATCCGTGCTTGGGGTGGGTGTGCCAGCGGCCGGGCGCTCAGACGCTGTCGCTGCTGGTGTTCACGCCGAACGTCGGGTTCCAAGAGAAGCCGTCCGTGAGGCACAAGGACGATCCGGGTTTGCAGGAGAACGCCGAGTGGAGGCAGTGGGGCTGTTGGGAATACGCCCCGATCACGGCCCAGCTGCGGAAGCTGGACGCCACGATGGCCCAGATCGCTGGGGCTACGGAAAAGTTGTCAATGGCAAGGAAGCAACACAGTGGAACCGCGAACAGGTGAGGATGCCCTCAAGGCCATCACTCAGGGCTGGTTGAAGAAGATTGAGCTTTCGCTCAAGCACAAGAAGCCTTTCTCGGAAGACGCGAGAGAGGCCATGAGCTTCTACGACGGCCCCCACAACTGGTTCTGGAAGGACACGTACGCCCGCCATGAGCAGGGCTACAACCGGGCCATTGCACCTCCCGGCTTCCGCATGCAATGCAACCGCGTGTTCGAGGCGGTGAAGCTGTTCGGCAGCGTCATCTACCACCGCAATCCGGTTCGATCCGTGACGCCGGCCAAGTATCCATTCGTCAGCCCCGACCAGCTGGGCGTGGCCGACGATCAAGCCATGATGGCGTATCAGCAGGCGGCGCAGCAGACGATCCAGAAGACTGACACCAGAAAGGCCGTTGCGGTCGTTCTTGAGAAGTACCTCAATTACACGCCCAACGAGCTTGACCTCAAGACGCACTCCCGCCGCGTCGTGGACGAGGGCATCATCAAGGGCATGGGCCTGTGGTGGACGGAGCTTGTGACGCTTCCCGGCTCCGACCTGCGCTTTGTGGGGTCGTTTGCGGACAGCGTGGACAACTTCACGATGGACCCGGACGCCACCGAGATGGAGGACATCCTGTGGTGCGCCCGCCGGTGCGTGCATCCCATCGACGTTGTGGCCGCCCAGTACGGCCTTGACCGCGAGCAGCTCAAGGGCCACCTCGAAGGCGCAAAGGCTCTCGACCTGGCTGCCGACGAGCAGGTCTTCATGGAGGAAGACTACCAGTACAAAGGCCGTCGTATTGGCAAGAGCAACGAGCTTGTGACGTACTGGAAAATCTGGAGCAAGACGGGCATTGGCGACAGGCTCAAGGACATGCCGAAAGAAATCGTCGGCTCGTTCGATGGTCTGGGCGACAACTGCTACATCGTCGTGTGCGAGGGGGTGAACTTCCCGCTCAACATGCCGCCGGAAACTCTGGGCGAGGAAGTGGACGAGGAGACCGGCGTCCCTCCGTCGCTGTTCCGAGCCGTCCAGTGGCCGATCCCGTACTGGGCCGAAGCCAATGGTTGGCCGTTCGTGCCGCTCGACTTTCATCGCAAGCCCGGCTACGTGTGGCCCATTAGCCACATCAAGCCCGGCATCGGTGAGCTTCGCTTTCTGAACTTCGCGCTGTCGTTCGCCGCCCAGCGTGCGGCGGTGAGTTGCGAAACGCTGATCGGCGTCAGCAAGGCGGCAGACCAAGACGTAAAGGATCAAATCCTTGCGACCAGCGAACGTGGGTTCAAGATCGTTGAGCTTTCGGAAACGCTGGGGCGGTCGGTCAACGACTTGATCTCCGTCTTCCAGCTGCCGACCGTGTCGCCCGAGTTGTGGAAGATCATCGAAGCCGTGACGGAGATGTTCGACAAAAGAGTCGGCCTCACCGAGCTGGCCTACGCCATGACGAGCAGCCAGATGCGCAGCGCGACAGAGGCATCCGTGAAGGCGGAGCAGCTGTCAGTGCGGCCCGACGACATGGCGAACCGGCTCGAAGACGCTATGGGGCTGCTCGCCCGACGCGAAGCTTTCGCCGCCCGGTGGCTGCTTGAACCGAAGGATGTCGAGCCGATCATCGGGCCGATTGGGGCTGCGGCGTGGGCGCAGTACGTGACGGCCCTCGACCCCAGCACGATCGCCAGAGAGTTCGACTTCCGCATCGAAGCCGGCAGCGCAAGGAAGCCCAACAAGGCGACCCGCGTCGAACAGATGCAGGCAGCCCTACAGACGCTGGGGCCGATCCTCCAGAGCCTTGTGCCGATGGGCGTTGTCGATCCGCTGAACGCACTCATCTCCGACTGGGCGGAGTCGCTGGACATCGACGCAAAGGACTACCTCATCCCGCCACCGCCACCGCCGCAGCCGCCGATGGGGCCAGGTGGGCCTCCTCCGGGACCGGGCGGCCCGCCGCCGATGCCGCCGGAACTTCCAGCGCCTCTGCCGCCGCAGGGAGGCCCGCCTCCCGAGCCGCCGATGCCGCCTGAGAACGACCAGCCGCCTCTGCCGCAGGTTCCGCAGGAGATGCAGCCATGATCCCTTCGTCCGTCAAAAACGTCGGCCCGGAAGCGGTAGCTCACTACCGGCGGTCGATTGCCGCTGGGGCCAGCGAGCGATTTGCCGAAATGGTCGCCCTTTCGCAGCCGCCCGGCACCAAAGGCACCGACCGGGCCTTCATGCAGGGCCGATATGCGGCCGAATGGCTGAATCAGATGCCCAAGCAGCAGGCGGATCGCATGGTTCGGGAGGCTCGGGCGGCGGGCATAAACACTAGTGGGCGGTTCTATATGGGCGGGCTGGCCGACAAACGCGGCCACCTCGACCCGGAGGCGTGGATCGACAGCACAGCGGACATCGTGAGGGTGGCAAAGAAGCGGGACTTGGAGGTTCACGGCATCGTGGACTACGTGCCGCCCGAGAAGCCGCCCCCGAAGCCCGTAGACATCAACCCCAAGATTCTCCGAGAGCATGTCCGCAAGGAAATGAAGGCCAACCCCAAGCTGTCTCGAGGAGAGGCGACGGAGAAGGTCAAGGACCGCATCGTGCCGCACTGGAAAAGGAAGAAGTAATGCCCAACAAGATTGAGCGACGAAGCTCTGTGTCGAGCCCGTACGTGCTGACCGCTTCGGCCAGCACTACGCCGATCATGCCGTATGGGGCGGTGTCTGGCGCCATCATCGTGGTGTCGGCCGTTTCTGGCGGAGCGACCTCGCTCACGTGGCGTGTGTCTACGGGCGCGGAAGTCGCCTCCGTTCCGTTGGTGGGAGCAAGTGCCACCACCATTGCGGCCGGCAATGCGTACGAAGTTCCCGACGAAGTATTTGCCGCCCCGTTCATCACGGCGACCACCAACGCCGGCACCGCAACGATCACCCTCCTTGTTAAGGGCTAGGGCTAATACAGACGAGACCACCTTCCTTGTGAAAGGCTGAAACACGCATGACTGCCCCGAACCTGCTGACCCCGACGACGATCACCGGCCTGACGGCCACTGCGGACCTGTCGTCCACCTCATCCACCTCGCTGGTATCGAACGCTGCTTCGAGCGGAAAGGTGCTCAAGATCGTGTCGCTCTACGTGGCGAACGTGTCTGGCTCTGCCGCCACGATCGGCCTGCGATACCACAGCGCCGCAGCCGGCGGCGGAACTGCGACCGACATCGTGTACGGCGTCACTGTGCCGGCCGCAGCCACCGAAGTGTTGCTGGACAAGGACGCCCCGATCTACCTGCCCGAGAACAGCAGCCTGACGCTCGTCGCCGGCACGGCCGATGCGCTCAAAGTTGTCGCCAGCTACGAGGACATTTCCTAATGTCGCGCCGTTCAGGCCACCTTATCGGCGTCAATCCGTCGTCGTCGTCTTCGGCGGCCTCCGGCATTTGGGGCATCCGCGATGTGACTGCGCGGGTGCGGGGTGCTGCGTGGCCGTCGCCAACGCCGCCCGTGTCGTTCGTTGCCATCCCGAGCATGACGAGCCTGACGTCGCCAAGCGGCACCGTCACGCTGGTCAGCAACAATCCCCAGTCGGTTGCTGACGCCTGGAAGCTGTTTGACGGAGTCGCGCCGACGACGACTGGCGACAACATCGGGTTTTACAGGTTTAGCTACAACAACCCGCAGCGATACCTTGCGTATCAGTTTGCAGGAACTACGAAAAGCAACATTGGCGGCTACTACCTCCGGCAAGGAATCAACAGCAGCGGCGGCGCAGAGGGCCAGGCGCTGCACTGGTACTTTCAGGGCAGTGACGACGGCGGGGCCACGTGGACAACTCTCGACACTCGCACGGTGGACTACACCAACAATGGGTGGTCCGCAGGCGAAGCGCGCAACTACTACCTGGCGGCCGCTGCTAACTACAACGCCTACCGCTGGCTGTTTGACGACGCAAACGACAGCGCGTGGCAATGGTGCGCTGCCGGCCTTCTGCAATAAGCATGGCGCCTCGCCGCAGCCCCGAAAGAGACAGCCATGCCCGAGCCACTCAAGGTAGTCCCGAAGAACAACCCGGAGTCGGGCATGGTCCCGCTTCCGGCCGAGTTGGTCACGGGCGAGCTTGCCGTCAACACCAGTGATGCGGTGCTGTACACCAAGCTGGCTGACGGGACGATTGCTCCCGTGTGCTGCGGCGGTGTGGCCCCCGTATCGCTGAATGGCGGGTACTTTTCTGGCGTCGAGTGCGGCCCGGATGGATGCAGCGGCATGTCCGATGTAGCTACCGGCATTGACGGCGTTGTGTGCGCCGGGTGCATGATGGTGTTGAGCTGGCACGCCCAGAACTCTCGATGCTCTCGGCAGGTCGATTATTTTGATATTCAGTGCAGCTTGGACGAAGCTCCGTCCGCAATTGAGCAGGGCGGAGCGGCAGCAACGTGGATCTCGGTGTTGCAAGTGCCGGCCGGCGAGGTGCTGCAAACGCACTACACGGCGACTGTTCCGCGACCAACGCCGGCAACATCGTCAGTAAGCGTGCGGGCGGTGGCGGTTAGTGTTGGCGGGTCACGAACTGGCATTTCTTACAGCAGCCTTCTCGCGGCTGCTCCGTGCGATTGCGACCCGCCGCCCCCGCCACCGCCGCAGCGATATCGGTGCGACACGGCAACGCACACATGCTCCCTAGAGTCGGGTCAGCCAGATTTTGTGTCCACGTTCCCGACGCTGGGCGCATGCCAGCAAGCGTGTGCTCAACATTGGGAGTGTGGCAATAACGGCAGCTGCGCGCCGTCGAACTGCGCTCTTGGCGACGCTCGTTGCTATGCAACCGAAGAGATGTGCTTGCAAAACTGCAACG